CGCCGTGCGTGATGACAGGAATGCAGCGGATGCCTTTAAGAATAGTGCTGCTTCCTCTGCGGCTGCATCCGCTGCATCAGAGAGCCGCAGCGCCCAATCCGCAAATGCGGCTGAGCAGAGCAGACAAGCAAGCGTTTCACTTGAAAGTAATACCCGTTCGATGCACAACGCTGTCGCGGCAACGAAAGAGCACATTGATTGGAGCCGCAATCATATCGATGCTCAAAAGAATATCGTTGATACAACTACCGCGCGTGCACAGGAGGCAGGGCAATATGCAGCAGGGGAAGCAGCAAAATCAGAGCGGAGTGCTGTCGCAGCCGCTGACGCAGCTCGTCGCGCAGAGAATGCACAGCGTTATGTTGGGATTGTACGGGGGGATAATCTTGCAGAAGGTGCGGTAGAGAATAGACACCTCTCATCAGAAGTGCACGCGACGTTCCGAAAAATTGGGACACGCGTCGTTTATGGTCCTGTTGACTGGAACACCTTAACAGAACCTATGACCTATAGTATGAATACAGGTCTAGGCAGTATGACGCAACAGTACAATGCCCCTGTTGGCCAATACGCATGGGGGACACTAAATGTATTCACTCCTCAAAAGGAAGTAGACCCCGATCAAAGACTTGTTCAAACCTACTATCCACACGGGAGCGGGGGTGTCTCATGGCGTGTAAGAAATAGGAATGGGTGGACACCTTGGCGCTATATTCCACTGCAAAACGAGGTTGAAGAAATAGCTGAACAGAAAGCGAGTTCTCGCGTAAGCAGAAGCGGCGATACCATGATAGGCGCGTTAATTTTTGCGCTAAACAAAGGAAAGATAATCGGAAAAGTTGGGAATGAATCTTCTTATTGGCAACTTTGGGGTTCTGATGTCATACCATCAACAGCTTATGATGTATACGGAAATGGAAAAAACGCTGAAAAAGGCGTTATATATATCCGCAAATACGTCAACGGAACAGAAGTAGTATCAAATAAAATTATAGCGGAAGATAACAACGCATATTTTCAAAAGGCGGTTACTGCCGCGACGTTTTATACTGACGATTGGTACAGAGTTAAGGGTAACGTCGGCATCTACTGGGAAAATCACAGCGGCGGCTGGTACATGGAAGATGATACATGGATACGCGCATGGGGTGGTAAAAATATCTACACAGCTGGTAAAATAAAAGCTGACGGCGGTTTTGAAGGCAAGGCAACATCCGCAGGACATGCAGACAGCGCAGGACATGCAGACAGCGCAGGACATGCAGACAGCGCAGGTGCTGCCGATCGGCTCAGTGGTAACCAGCTCATCTTCGCCAACGGCACAAAAATCTGGGTGGAGTAATCATGGCAGAACTTGCAAAGAAGCTCAGAATTCAGAGTACACAAGGAGCTATTGAAGTCTGTTCCCTCTACTCAACACGCGAAGAGGCAAATGCACGTGGCGGCGTCCTGCCTCTCATTGTCGATGGTGTTTCCTGCTTTGCTGCGTTGGGCCCTCTGAACGAAGAGGAAGCTACAAGAGGACGCCAGGAGAAGAACGGAGTGAAGATGGCGATACTAAAGCGTGGTACCATCCCACCGGGAAGCATCTCCTATGACTTCTCAAAAGATTGGACAGCCAAGACCTTCACCGTCCCGCGCGGTGTAAAGATGCTTCGTATCTCCTCTCCTTCATTTAACCCCGACACCGTGTATGGAGGGGGCAGTGCCGATTTGTACTACATGCCTGTCACACCAGGGGAAGTCTTGCCTGTGTCCTTTGACACCCACCATAATGAAGAAACGGCAGAGGATGAGACATACTTCATCATTGGCGGTGTCGAGTTTTTTCTACACTACGACGATGTCACACTCATCCTCTCGTGGTCAGAAGCCATCAACACTCACACATCAAAGATCAAACGGAGATAGAAAGGAGAGCATAGATGAACAGATATGCCGAAATTCTCTACGGTAAGGTACGCTCCATCCACGAGGATGAACGAGATTTTGATACATGGAAGAGCATCTTCTCTCCATCTGCTTTTTGGGTAGACGTCACAGGCCTTGTATGTGAGGTAGGTTATATTGTTGTGTTCGACAGTAACCTTGGGCTTATCCTCACCCCGCCTAAAGTTGAGGAGGAATCAAAAGGAGCGGGGAAAGAACCCGTCGATGAAGACCGCCTCTCCATCTTTGAAGCTGTCGCTGCGCAGGAAGCACGACTCAACGAACTAGAGACAGAACTGCAAGAGGTAAAAGGAGGTGATAAGAAGTGAAGAAGTACAGCTACATGATACCCGTTTACGCATACCTTGTGCGTAAAGAGAAGTATGCTATCAGCGAAGATGATAAGACCGAGGGACAGAAAGTTGTCCCAGCCCTCTATCAGGAGGATGTCGCCGCTTACCTCACCGAACACAGCGTAGGTTAATACAGAGAGAGTCGTCATGTGCGCATGGCGACTTTTTCATTTGGAAAGGAACGAACATGAAAAAAAGAATGATGATACTCATAGCAGGACTCCTGCTTTTGATGACTGCTCCTACATCTGCGCAGCATCGTCTCGTTGACAGCGTAGGCGTTGACCGCTTTGCCCATGCAGGTCTTAGCTACGTCATTTGTGACCAGCTGCATCGGAACTGTGGCATGAATCGCTTTTGGGCAGCAACAACGACACTTGCCATCGGCGCAATCAAAGAGTGGTCAGATGGGCACTGGGACGGCAGAGACTTTGCGGCAGATGCAGCGGGAGTCATCATGTATCAGATCAAATTCTAAAAGGAGACACAAGGAAACGTGAACTACATACAAACCCTCTGGGCAGACAGTACCCATTACATCCAGAACCTCTGGACGCATACCGAGCTGATGCTGGGCGCTCTTTTTGGCATCTGCTTCACCTGCATCGACAAGGCTATTGGTGGCATCGACGCCTCCATCGAGGCACTTGCCGTCCTCATGGCACTCGATGTCATCACAGGCATCAGCGCAGGTCTTAAGAAGCATCGCCTCTCGAGCGCCATCGGCGCAAAGGGACTCTTTAAGAAGGTCGGTATATTTGTCTGTATCCTCATCGGCTTCCTGCTCGATACAGCCATGAACATCGACATCTTTCGTGACATGGTGATCGCTGGATTTGCGCTCATTGAGGGAATCAGCCTCATCGAGAATATCGATCGCCTCGGCTTCGGCTACATCATCCCAAACTTCCTGCGCACGAAAATCAAGCAGATCGCTGAGGAGAAAGAAGTCATTGAGACCAAGCAGAAAGGAGACAAAAAGAAATGAGTAAATTCAAGAGGGGCATCGACGTATCTGAGAACAACGGATGGGTTGACTGGGATGCTGTCAAGGCAGCGGGGTATGAATTCGCCATCATCCGATGCAGCTATGGGCGCACAGGCATTGACGAGATGTTCCAACGCAACGTCGCTGAGGCACACCGTGTCGGACTCCTTGTCGGCGCCTATCACTATGGATACGGCCTTAACGTCTGGCAAGCACGCGAGGAGGCACGCCACTGCCGCAAAGTCATCGACGAAGCAGGAGTCCTCCTTGAGTTGCCTGTGTTCTACGACATGGAGGACGCAGACCAGTACAAGGCGCGGCGTGGCTTCTCCTTTGACCCTGCCGAAATGACAGCCATGTGCAAGGCCTTCGTCCAGACCATCGGGCTTGATTGCGGAATCTACGCCAGCTGTCATTGGCTTGAGACCTACATTGACTGGAAGAGTATTGGCTGCGCCGTATGGAACGCCCAGTGGTCGAGCAGAGATGACATCAAGGGCTACATGTGGCAGTACACCGATAGCGCACAGATTGGAGGTAAGAGCTTTGATGCCAACATCCTTTATGCGTAAGGGGGGGGCAAAGATTAAGAAGGGTGTCCGTTCGGATGCCCTTTTTATTTTTGTCTTTTCCCTTCTCTTTTGTCTTTTATGTTATGGCCTCGCCCATCTTCTTGGTAGAGACAAACAACCCGCAGAACCTTCGCCTGTCATGACAGCAAAGGAAGCAGCAAACACTAACGTATTACAGAATAAGCTCCACATCAATAGACCGAATGCCGAGATCGTATCAGAGGTAATTCTGGAAGCGCAGAGGGGCGCGAGACGCCCGCAGAGCCTCTACAACGCTCCTTATACGCCTGGGCATAGTGTTGCCTATGATGTCCAAGAAAAGCTCGCCCAAAACGACCCTACGCTTCCTCCCGAGGCACTAGAGAAAACCGACAAAACCATCGTTGCAGAGCAGCCAGAGAATAAGGAAGTTCCCGTCGGGATTTACAAGATCAACACCTACCGCAACTGGGAAATCGGCGTCGGCGCAGGAGTACATGACGGCAAGGCCTACATCCCCGTCAGCCTTCAGCGCAACTATAAGAAAGACCGCTCTGTTGTATTAGAATTGCACTATGATCTGAAAGACAACAAGGTTAATGGCGGCGAAGTGCAGTGGAAAGTACACTTCTAAAGGAAGGAGACAACCATATGGCAGGAATCAAACTCCCGCAGGAACTCATCGACGCCCTTGCCCAGCAGGAAGCGAACGCACTTATCGAGGGATTGAATGACCCTGAGATGCGCAAGAACCCTGCTTTCCTCGCCAAGGTGCGACAGTTCCTCAAGGACAACGACTTTGTAACGACCACAGAGACCGAGGGCGTAGAGACCATCGTCCGCGATATGACGAGCATCCCTGATCTCGTCAATGAGGTCATCCATTGAACTGGTCGGATGCAGATGTAGAGAAAGCCCGGAGCGAATTCTGGGCTTTTGTCTATATCGTATGGAAGAGCATCGGACTCCCTGACCCAACCCCCATACAGGTCGACATCGCACAGTACTTGCAGAATCCTCCGAGCGACCGCATCGTCATCCAGGGCTTCCGAGGCGTGGCGAAGAGCTTCCTCACTTGCACCTTTGCCGTCTGGCGGCTGTGGCAAAACAGAGACCTCAAGGTACTCATCATCTCAGCCTCCAAGGACAGAGCCGATGACAACGCCCGCTTCATCAAGAGCATCATCCGCACCCTGCCCTTCCTCGCTGATATGAAAGCGGATAAGACACAACTGGATACCCAGAACATCTTCAACGTCGGCGGGGCAAAGGCAGACATATCTCCGTCAGTCAAATCCGTGGGCATCACAGGACAGATCACAGGGACACGTGCCGATCTGCTCATCAGCGATGACGTCGAAGTTCCGAAGAACAGTGGTACCCAGCTGCAAAGAGATAAACTCTCCGAGGCAGTCAAAGAATACGACGCCATACTAAAGCCAGGCGGGCAAATCATCTACCTCGGCACACCCCAAAACGAAGCCAGCCTCTACAACATCTTGCAGAAACGCGGCTATAGCACACGTATCTGGACAGTCCTCTACCCCGAGAGTGAAGCAGAACTATTGTCTTACGGCGGC